ATCCTTTCGTGTAATAGCACTCCTTATATCGTCTCTATTAAGTCTGCTAGGTCAGTCGATATAAGTTATATGTATCCTAGTACGTACAGTATAGATTAAAAAAGGGGGGCTTGTAACCCCCCTCCCTTGTTGCTTTGTTATGCGCCTTGTGAGCCAAACATACCAAGTGGATCAGACCACCCGAATGAATAACGTTCACGAGCCTTATAACGGACATTACCTGTGTCAAAGTCCCCGTCCATAGAGTTAGCCATAGGCGAACGAACGAAGTGCTTCATACCATTAGGTACGTCAGTTGAAAGGAACCAAGCATCGGTATCTGTCAAGAAATGGTTAACTGTGTAACCCTCTGGGATAGAACCGTTGTTTGCAAGTGCATTGATATCATTGTCTGCCGTACCAACTCGTCCCTCAGTCTCTAGGAGTCTGGTAGCAACGAACATTAGGTTTGGTGGAACAATGAGTTTACGGGGCTTAGCAGCGATCAGTAAACCACGCTCGTCTGTCCATGCAGCAATTTGAATTACTGCGGCCTCTAGAGAAGTCTCATTAAGGTCAGCTTGGACAGCTGGAGTGTTACTGTTTGTGCCACCACTTACTAGCGGGTGTGCAGTAGAGAATAGAGGAACTCCGTCTCCACCGTTTTCACCAGCAGTAAAGCCGCTGTTAAGAACTCCTGCTGCTTTGGTCTGCTTAGTGAATGCCATAGCACGAGCCAACGCTTTGGTGTAACGAGATGACAATGAGTCATACAAGTTATCCTCGATGGCTTCCTCAGTAAGAGAAAAACCAAGCGAAATGGTTTCGTGATTGTAGCGTGCAGTCCAAGCCTCTTGTGCATTATCGTAAGCGATAGAGTTACCCTCATCCTTCACAGGTGCTGCCGCGAAGCCGGATAGCTTTGTCTCTTCTTCAAATGAACGCTCAGAAGTTTCAGTTTCAAAAATCTCCTTATGCTCTTCGCCGTATCGTGCATATTCCATGCCAAAAAGGGCGTTAAGACCGGGAAGGAGTTCTTTCAGTAGTTGGGCGCGTGAAATAGCCATTTACATATCTCCTTATAATCCAACGTTATTCAAATATGAATGAGCGCTGGGGTTAAACTTTACCAACACATCTGTAAATGCGTCTCCAGGTTCGGAAACAAAATCTACGATGCGGAAGGCAGCGGCGGCTGTTTGGACAGTAGCATCCAAAGCACTTGTAGAGTTACCAGTAGCAGTACTACCAGTAGATGTACTCTGTGCAGCAGCGAAGAATGTATTATTACCCAAAACTGTTTGTGCACCAGAACCATCTAATTGAGCTTGGAAAGCTACAGATGGGTCAGTAATCACTTTAGCTTTAATTTCTCCACCATTAGCAGTACCTGATGGATAATATTGAGCATTGATGACTTGACCTTGAGCATTAATATACTCGCAACCAACAAACACACCAATAGCGCCTACACCAGAACCGCCAAGGTTGTTACTAGTAATGTCAGCACCAGTAGCGGTTGATAGGGCGATATACCCGTCAGCGCCAATGATGACAACTTGTCCATAAAAAATGTTGGTGGCTTCACCAGCTGGATCAATCAGAAAAGTATCTGTTGCACCAGCGTAAGGCATGCCATCAACCCGATTAATAGGCCGAAGCCCATAAGGGGCAGCTACAGTAGCCATGTTATAACCTCTCTAAAAAAATTATTTACCTTTACCGAATGACGTAGTAGAACGCTTTTCTTTAAATAAAGGCATTCGTTGATCATTCTCTCTCATGAAATTGTTGTCTACAGATTCCATTTGAGACTCGTTTTGCTTCATAAAGTATTCTTTACGTTGCTCAACCATCTCGTCAGGCATCGTGCAAAGCAACAAACCCGCGACCTCAATGTTGTCTTTGAAACGACTATTGGGATCAACAAGCATTTGTAAATGTGGTTGCTCGCTAGCCAGAACAGGTTCCCAGCCTTCTCGCATTTTGGACGAGACGTTACGTGGGTCTTGTTGGCCTAACATCGCAACCCGAACCCAGCGGTACGTAAACCCAGGTTTTCGGTTTGGTTCTGGAAGTACTTCAGGTCGTACCCATTGTTTTGGTCGTTCCTGTGTATCGCGTGATTCTAATTCGCGTGCAAGTCTAGTATCTTTACTATTATTAGCCATTTTGGTTCTCCAATCTCCTAAGTTCTTTAGCGTATTGTTCAGGTGTCAAGCCAAGTTTTTTAGCTAGCGCTACCTGTGACTGCTTTAGTACGATCCGTTTGGAAGATGTACTTCGGGATGCTGGTGCAACCACTGTGGCGGGTTTGTTTTCTGCACGAACAGGCTTGCCGCCCCCGTCCGTAGAATTGTCTTCCCCAAAATACTCAGGGAATCTGCGGCGCATTGTGTTGTCAACGTCCGACCAATAATCATCTGAACCTACGTAAGCATCGCCTTTCTGTCGAACTAACTTTTGGTGAAACCCTAGGGCCGCCGCAGTCATTTCTTCATCAGACCCGTACCAAGTATTGCGCTCTTGCCACGCCATCGTCTTGGAGTCTAGTTGAGGCTTAACAGCTTCAGTTGATGTACTATTTACACTATTTTCCTCCTTTTGTCTAGGAGGTTGGTAATTCTCAATTTGTTGTCTTCTGAAATTTGCATCAGAAAGTTTAGTTTGAGCGTCAACAATAGAGTCCGTATCACCTGATTCATACGCATCTTTATAGGCTCGTTTAGCCATTTCAGTCTCGTATTCAACAGATTTTTTAGCGGTATTTAAATACGCTTCACGGCCTTTTTTAGCTTCTTCTTGGAGTTTTTTGTTTTCCTCCATAGCTTTTTTAGCCATTTCTACCGCTTGTTGTTGCTCACGTTGCGCAGATTCTTTAGCACGGCGTTCATCATGCCACACCTTTTTCATCTGCTTGAAACGTTCTTTTACTCCGTCTGAATAATTATCTAACTCATCTTTCTCTAAGTCTTCAACTATTTCTTTAGGCATTGGAGACCTATTACGGTCTGCTTCAGGAGTATCATCTTCAACTTTGAGTTCTACTTCTTGCTCTTCACCTTCTATTTCAAAGTCCAACTCTTCCTGTTCTACTTCTTTTTTCTCAGCTTCTGCCATAACCCTCTCCTAACTACGCGATATGCCACGAGGATCTTCTACAACCCCCTCAACACTATCGTCGTTAATGATCCGAAATTCTTTACCATGAATTTTTAAACGGGTACCTGCGTGTGGTCGAACAAGGACAAAATCCCCTTCTTTACACCAAGCCCCACTTGGGAAACGGTCTTTGTCTCCATAACAATCCGGCCCCATCTTCATAATAAATAAAACAGTAGTCAGTAAATCCTCGTTAGTCATAGTAATGTCTGCTTTAGCGAGGCCACTTTCATACTCTTGTTCTTTGTCGGGAATTGCGCACAAAATGCGATAACCAGAGGGTTCTGGTAGTTGCTTAGCTTTACGCTCAGCAGTATCAGGTAGTACCGTTGCTTCTTCTGGATTATCGGGGTTCGTGCCGATAAGAAGTTCACTCATTGTCAGTTTCCATCCTTTCTAATGTTTCGGTTATTATGTTTTTCGCCAGTAATAGCCCTCTATAGATTCCGCATGTGTGTTTGTATTCCGCGTAGTCTTTAGCGTGGCCTACTGCTAAGTCCTGCTCTATGTTCGCTAATTCTCCATCTACCCTAGTAGTAAGGTAATTTAGGACGTCGTTAGCTTGACTCACTCATCTTCCTTTCTTGGTTGTTGCTGATTCTGTTGCATTTGCTGCATTGTTTGATCTTCTTTAGATATTTCTCTAGCCATGTCAATACCCATACGCAGCTTAGCTTCTTGTTGTTTAGCAGTTAGATTCGCTTCGTCTGTAGCGATCTTTGCTCCAACTTGTAGCCCCGCGATACGTTCTTGAGCTGCGATACGTTCTTTTTCGAGTGCCAAACGATCCATTTTTTCTGACGCATCCAGAGCGACTTTCTGTTGTTTCGTTTGAGCTTCTTGTTGTTTGATCTGCAACTCTTGTTGTTGCATTTGAACAATTGGATCTTGCGCGGCTTGTTGCGCTTTTTGTTGTGCCACTTCTGCTTTGTTTCCTTGTAGTACTTGTTGGGCGGCTGCCGCAGCGAGTCGAGAAATTTCAACTTCTGTATCTTCATCCATTTCAGCGTTTGGAGCAGGGTATGGAACACCCGCAGCTTTTTCAATCTGTTTGCGATATTCAAAAGCTAAGTGATCTTGTATGTGTGCGGCTAGGGCTGCACCCATTTGTTTTGCCATAGGGCTTTGTTGTACTAATGCCATTAGTTTCGGATCTTGCATAGCCGACATATGAACCGTAATATGGGACTCGTGATCTTGATAAATAAACGCTTTAACAGGCTTCCCTCTGAGGACATCCATATTTTCTGATACTGGATCACGCGGTTCCTGGTCATCTTCCATTGGTACCAGCTTCTGGGCATTTTTAATTCCTAACACTTCAAGCATCTGACGATGTAGATATGGTAAGTTGTATAGCTGTGGCGCTTGCGCTGCCATCTGTAACACTGCTTGATACTGCGTAACTTTCTGCGCCATTGTTGCAGCGTTTGGATCTGACACAGGAATAATATCAACCATGTCATAGTCGGAACCCTTTGCACGGTCTGAACCTTCTATTGGTTCGTAAGAGTATTCATCTGGTGTGTAGTCACGGATAATGCCTTTAAGGAGTTTGAACTCCTCTTTCATAGAATAGTGAATCCGTGCCTGCACCGCACTCATGACTTTTAACGTGCGCTCTAGTATGGCTAGTGTCGTACCTACAGGAGCTTGCCCTGACATATCACTGAGCTTTAGATCAGCAGCTGAAGCGAACCTACGTCCTTCTTCTACAATGTTACCCAGCAGTGTGTACAACACCTGACTTGGCTCCTTATATGGGAGCGTCATAATGTTATCTTTTATTGTCCCGCTAGTTACATCTACATCTCTAAACTCAGCTGGAGCTATCGGCGTATCATCGCCTTTAACTCTAAGTCCTCTAGTTTTAAAACCACCAGGCAAATTGGAGAGAGTACCAGCATCAACAAGCTGCCTAATAATGCTAGTCCCAGATTTAGCAAAAGCACCGATAAGGTGAATAAGGCCAAAAGCGTAAAAACCAAACCCTGGAATATATGGGTAGTGAACGAAATGATTTCTCTTTTGCTTGGTATCATCCTCTGATCTCCAGTTACGTCTAATAGCTAGTATCTGTCCGGTTTGCTTCTCAATAGTAACAATGTACGGTAGGGCAATACCTGTCTCTTTTCCGTCCTCTACATCTTCATACCCAACCAGATCAAGATCGCATTGTATTTCCAGCATTTTGTATCGGTCATCAGAAGAAGCTCGGAAGCCCATCTTTTCAGCGATACTCTTTTCAATCTCATCAAACGTATTCTGTGGTTCTGGCAGATCTATATCTAGGTAGAACCCTGCATGCATCAACCGTCGCATCTCATTAGGAGTTTTACGCATGACGTGAGTGACACGAGGCGCTGACCTAAGATCAGATACTCCGTAAGGCACTACAACGTCCTCTGCTGGTACGTAAACAGAAACTTGACGCTCAAGGGATGGATCGTAGTACACCTTCTTAAACGCATTACCAGATAGTCCTAGAACCCATAACATTCTTTCATGCTCGGCTCTATACTCAGGCATTTTATCGGTCAGTTGATAATTCATATCATCCTGTACCCGTTTAGCTGCCGCTTTGTTCTCTTTTGTTTCTTTTCCTATAATCTGTGTTTTAACTGGGCCAGCCGCTGGGAAGGTTTCCATCATAGTTTCGGCTTGAAACTTAACCAATGCTTCGGATAAGAGTGGGTGATAAACACCACAAGCACCAGGCCAAGGTTCTGTACGTTCTTCTACTTTCATACCTAGTAGTTCAAGACCGTCAACGTATGTTTGTATCCAGTCTTTCCTAGAAGCTAAGTCTTCTTCAAAATCCCCAAGCAAATCACTTGCTATAGTTTGTAGTTGTTGTGGATCAAGCTCTTCTGCTAAGTTAGCGCCAAACTCATCATCCTCCATAGCATCAGGATCAATGACGATTTCTATATCAGGAGTCGATATAGTGACGCTTTCAGGATCTTCAATCTCTATTTCAAGATCAGCCTCCAAGTTCTCCGGCATGGACAGTCCACCCATACCATCTGTGTCTCCTATACCCATTGGTGCTTGGTTTACTGCTTTATCTATAGAGTTTGTAGCCATTTTTTCTATCCTTAATAATATCCTGGTGAGAACCTTCTAAAAGTACGTTCTTCCTCTTCTTCATCCAATGTTGCACGGAGATATCCACCTTTTCTGAACCGCATTAGTGCCAAGGATACCGAGTCAACATAATCGTCATGCTCCCCCGCAGGGAACGACGCAACTTCATCAATTACTTCTTCCGCCCAATGTGTAGGCGGTGCCCATACTCTACCAGACGCAAACATATCTGACACTGCGTTGAGTCTAGTGATCTTGTCGTTACCTTTAACAGGGGTAAACTCCTGCACAGGTATACCCATTGCACGCATTTCATAAATAAGCGGAGCACCGGACGCTTTCTTCTCTATAATTATTGAATCTGGGTTGAATTCATCAACCTGTTCTAGTGCTTTGCGTTTAAGCGCTGGAAATTCCAGCCTATCTCTGAATGCGTCAAGTAAAATTATATTCGCTTCTGTCTTTCCTGTGTCAGGATCTTCTTGGTAGAACAC